TAGCACGAGAATATATTAAAAAAACAGGTAAAGCACCTACAGGAGATGATTTAATGATGATATATCAAGGAACACGACCACCAGCAATTCTTACCTCTCTTCAACCTCAACCGCTTAAACAACCTCTTACACCACAAGAGATAGATGCTATGGTAGAAGATTTGAAGAGCAAAGTAAGTGCCGAAGATCGGAAGGCAATAATTAGGCAAATAGCTGATATACGAAACCTAATAAAAAAAACAGGTTCAATAGAAAGCTTACTTGAAATGTATAAAGGAAATCCATTACCAAGTCTTCCTTCTCGTCCTTCATCTTCATCGGCATCTTCAACAACATCTGTAGTAGGAGAAGGAAGCGGAAGAAAACGAGGTCGCCCACGCAAAGTAGGAGAAGGAGCATCTGGAAGTGGAATAGGAAGCTCAAAAAATAAAGTAGCACCACATGATATTCAAGTAGTATTTCCACAATATCCCCCAGATAGACCAGTTCAAATTCATCCAGAACCAGCACCTGTTCCACCACCACCACCAATACCAATACAACCCAGACGCCCTCGCCAGACCTTCCACTCTCCACAGCGCAAAAAATATAGTGGAAAACCTTCTTCATCTTCATCAGGAGCATCTTCATCTTCATCAGGAGCATCAGGTTCAGGTACTCTCCCCGTTATATCCTCTGTTGAAGGTATTAAACGCCTAATAGCAACAGAACAAGCCCGTCTTCGTAAGATTAAGAAAGGCTATAAATATGAAAGCCCAACTATGTCACAAGATAAAATAGAAGAAAAAATAGCTCGTCTTAAGGAGAGATTAAAATCTGCAAAAGCAAATAAAGGACATGCTGATGTATCATATTTTATTCCTAAATCTATTAAATGGTTAAAAATTATGGCTGATGAAACACGTATTGGAAGTGATGCTTATAATAAAGAGCTTTTGGAAGCTGTTAAAAAGCTATTGGCTGAGCTAAGTGGAAAGAAGCCAACGGCAGCCAATAAAAAGAAAACAGCAACATTAGAAGAAGACCAAGCCGAATTAGAGCGCCTTTTAGAAAAAGACGCAGAAAAACCTAAATCAAGAGCGCGTGTGGGACGCATCCCACGGAAAAAAGGTTACTCCAAGAAAACCCCTGATGCTAATAAACCCGCACCAGTAATAATTCCACCATCAAGCCTTACAAATGAAAGGGCAAATATTAGAGCAGCCGTTAATAGACAACGCACTTATAATAAAATCATTGATGATAAACAACAAGAAGATTTTAAAGTAATATTAAAAGCCATGATCCCTGACCCTGAACCTGCACAGCGTACAAAAGAAGAAATCCGCAAAGAACGAGCGCGAGAGGCAGCACGAAGGCAACGAGAGCGGGATAAGCCGTCTGGCTTTACACAAGCACAAGAATATAATAAAGCTACTAAACAACGCCAAGCAAAAGCAAGAGAATATGGTATTCCAACAAGGGAATATACCGCATCATTAAAACGTGAAGCACAACTAAAAAAAATAGAAGAAGGTTTAGAAGATGAAGAAAAAAAGAAAGTAATTAGGGAGGAACGAAATAAACTAAAAGCCAAATATACTTATTTAGATGAAATCATGAACTCTGATAATACAGAAGCAAATATAGCCAATACAGCCTCTATGGGTGAACAACCAGTAGTAGTAGAAGCTGAAGTAGAGCCGCCTACTGCTCCTTTAGCTGGTTCAGGAATGTGTGGAGGAAGTTTAGGATATTCTGGTAATGACCCTAAATATGTTATAAGTGGAAAAAATGAAGAATACAAATTATTACATTAAGCAGGAAGCTCAACTTCTTCTATTTTTTCTTTTTTAAGTTCTTTTTGTTTTAAATAATATTGTCTTTTTTGTTCTTTAATTTTATCAGCATTAGCTTCGCGATATTTTTTAAACTTTTCTTTTTGTTTATCTGGATTATTTTCATAATATTTTTTTACTCTTTCTTTAATTTTATCAGCATTTTTTTTTTGATATTCCTTAACTCTTTTAATTATTTCTTCTTTATTTTGTTCATAATGTGTTTTAGCTTCATCGCATTTGTTTATTGTAGTATAATTAATGTTTTTATTAATACATATGTTATTTTTTTGATATTCGCCTTCTTTTCTTAATAATTGTTGATTATTATTACATGGATATTCTTCTACTAATTCTATTTTATAATCTTCACATTCTAATACTAAAAATGAAGATAAATATTTTTTTGTATTATCTTCATTATATTTTTTATAACTATATATATGTTTTCCTAATCTTTGAGAGAGTGATTGAACTGTTGAACCATAATAAACTAAATTTGTTGATGGAGACCATAATTTATATATTTTTCCTTGTTGATAATCAGGCATTCTTTTATTCTTTTATTCTTTTGTTTTTATATTTTAAATCAATTTAAATAATATAATATTAATAAAATCTTAATTTGGAAAATTAAAAAATTTATTTTATAATTAGATTATATAAAATAAATATGACAAAAGACCCAACGCTTGAAACAATTTTAGAAAATAAGAAATTAGCCCCGAGTTCCATGAAATTATATAATGCTAACTTTATGAAATTAAATGATGGAAAACCTGTATTAACTTTCAAGTTTCTTACTGATATTCCAACTATTATTGATAAAATTAAGGACTATAAACCAAATACTCAAAGGAACTATTTAATTGCTATTACTTCATTGATGGGTGATTTATCCAAAAATAACCCTAAAAAATATGCACGTGCTTATAAGGACTATTCAGCACTATTAGATAAATATAATACCGAACTTAAAGACCAAACAGCGAAGACAGACACAGAAAAAGATAATTGGTTAACTCCTGAAAAGAAAGCAGAAGTTATTAGCAAATGTGAAGCCATACTTCCTGAACTTATTAAAAAGCGCAAGATTAGTGAAGATCAATATAATCGTTTATTAGAATGTGTTGTTTTAAGCCTATATACTAAAATTCCACCTCGTCGTAATCAAGATTATCAGTTTATGAGAGTAGTAAATTCTTATAATCCTGAACTCCCAAATGAAATTAACTATTTAGACTTACAAAACAAAAAATTTATTTTTAATAAATATAAGACACAAGGCGCTTATAAACAGCAAGTTCAAGAAATTCCAGAAGACCTATTTGATATTTTAAAATTATACTTAAAGCTCAAGCCAAAAGTTAGCACAAATGATTTTATTACAGATTATGAAGGAAGTCCATTTATACAGATCAACTCTATTACGAGAATTCTAAATAAAATATTTGATGCTAAAGTAGGGGCTAGTATGCTTAGAAAGTTATATTTGAGTGATAAATATTCTAAGGTTATGGAAGACCTAAAAGCTGATACAAACGCAATGGGTACAAGTGTAGATGTTGCTAAAAATAACTATATTAAAGACACAGCTTAAAGGCGCTTACCGAAGCGCACACGGAACTTCGTTAAAGGAGGGAGTATGAGGGAACGTAGTTCCCTCACTTCTTATATAGATTATGATCTTTGACATATTTGGATGCTTCGGTTAGTTTAAGACCTTTTTCCTGCATAATTTGTCTGACAATGGCAGCACGAGCATTCTGTGCTTTACCGAAGCCAAGCATACCAAGAACTTGCGCAGCACCAGGTCCGACAACAGGAATATAGCTTACAGCCATTTTAACTGCCTGTTTTCCAAGTTTCTGGACGGCTGGATCATTTAGCACAGCCATTACACGTGGATCAGCAAGAGCCTGTCTAACACGTTCTTCGTTTCTTTTTCCCCATGCATTCATTTGAACACCAGCATTTCTGAAGGCGGCTTCTGTATCACGACCGAATTTATTAAAATTATATTCATTTTGTTTTCCCCACGCATTCATGTCTTCCCAAATACCTTCTCCTTCCATAGTAATTTTGCGGGGGCGACCACGCTGACCTGGTACTTTACCGAAGCCAAGCATACCAAGAACTTGAGCAGCACCAGGTCCTACAACAGGAATATAGCTTACAGCCATTTTAACTGCCTGTTTTCCTAGTTTTTGGACGGCTGGATCATTTAGCACCGCCATTACACGTGGGTCAGCAAGAGCTTGCTTGACACGTTCTTCATTTCTTTTTCCCCAAGCATTCATTTGAACACCAGCATTTCTAAATGCGGCTTCTGTATCACGACCGAATTTATTAAAATTATATTCATTTTGTTTGCCCCACGCATTCATGTCTTCCCAAATACCCTCACCTTCCATAGAATGTTTGCGAGGGCGACCACGACCACGACCACGACCACTTCCTTTCTTGGTTAATTGAGCTTTAGCAAGGTCAACAGCTTGCACACCAAGTTTTTTAGCTTGGTCTTGAACTTTGGGGTCATTAACAATTGCTAAAACGCGCGGATCTTTTGATAGGGCAATAGCTCTTTGTTCATTCCTCTTTCCCCATGCATTCATATCCTCCCATACACCCTCTCCTTCAAGTTGTGCTGCTTTACCTCTAGTTTTAGACCTATCAATGGATTTTTGTTCAACAGCATTATAAACAGGATAAGTTGCAGAATTTCCATTCATTACATATTTTCCTGACTTAGCTTGATGACCATCAACCATACCAGGTGGACGCATCATAGGTTGGGATGAATCTAGTGCTAACATTCGTCGTGATCCACCAACAAGACGAACATCAGAGAAATGTCCGTGTTCTCTATTACGAACTACAGGTGGTAGTGCTTGGTGAAAAATAAGTGGTTGTCCAGAGGGATTTTTCATATTATTGTAGTGTTCAATAACATCTTCTACTTTCTGTGAAATAGCAAACGAATTCGGATTGTAGTTGCGAGCAGCCATTTGTTATATATATTTATATAATAAAATAAATAAATAATTTTTTCAAGGTTGGCGCTGAAAGGCCAGCGCACCGCCTAATTATTAGTTTAGTGGGAAGCGTCCCACACGCGCAACTTTGTTAAGTAGTTAATTTAGGGGGTGCGCTCCCCTTTGAGCGCCTTGAAAAATTCATTTTTTTTTTATATAATAATATTATATAATATGCCTCAAATACCAAGCTATGGATATGATGAAACAACAGAAGGAGAACTTAATAGTGCAAAGCGTCGTGTTATTGGTTATATGGATTCTACACATGAACGCCTTACTGAGTATCCTCAAAAAGACCCAACCAATGGACGTGCAACATTAGAAATAGCAAATCTTACTGATAATATATATTTAGCTATTAAGTCTATTGATACATTAGATTCTTATATTAGAACTGATACAACTATTATAGACATGCTTGATAGACCACAACAAGCTATTGAAATAAAAAAAACTGCAAAAGAGCTTATAAGTGTAAATAATCCATTACGAAAAATTAACGCATCATATAATAAATTGCGTCCTAATGTCAATTATGTTGAACTAAGTGTTTGGACAGATTTCACCTCATCAGTAGATTTACTGCGAAGAGCCTCATATAAATTCTATA